AGCTTTGTCTACTAAAGCCCAAATTAAGAGGTTGAAATCTACTGCGTATACTAATGGTATTACATCACAGAACTATACATTTTATGAAACCTATACGCCTTCTCCATTTATTTCTGAAAACCTGCAAACAACTAGTGTTGATTTATTCTCAGGAAAAGAAGACTTTACTGTAAGGGCAATACAAGAAATAAATAGAAATCCTCAACTATATGAGGACTTTGTTTATAACTCAATAACAACAGATAAGGTAGAAAAGTCTTTTAGTAACACTGTTAAAGATTTACTGCGAGGTAAAGTGGCTTTAGATGGTAGACCTTTATCAAAAGTAGTTGCAGCAGCAGTTAAACAGTCTATAGTTTTTGATGAAGATAAGTTTTTCAATCAGCAAAACATTCAAGACTTAGTAGGAAACGGTGGGTTTAGCACGGTTGAAATAGTGAAGTCCACTTCACCAGCGACTAATAAAAAGAGAGCAGTAAATACTTTGATTAATAAATCAATAACCTTAGACCCTGATGAATATCACATTAAAAATAAAAATAGGCTGCTGAACTGGAAAATACTTGCGGAAGACATAAACAAGAGGCTAGTTTATAAAAAATCAGACTTAACCGAAGAGAATATTTATCTTCCTAACTCTGAGACTATTGCTGTTACTGACTCAACAGGTGCAGCACACACCTTAGAGATGCAGGATGGTGATTACTTTACTGTTGATACCGTTGATGCTACGAATAGATTAACAGTTTTTTCTGATAGAGAGAAGGCTAAAATATTAAACTTGGAAGATACTGCAAGGGCTTTTTATTTATGTGATAAGACGTATAAGATTGATATATCGTGCAGCACACCCCCATCATCCATTGTTGAATTAAACGTAGATCTATCCACCCCAAGAAATGATTACTACATTTTAACTCTAGATAAAAGCACTATTGAAGATCAACTTTCTACAGACCCGCTGTTCAAAAAAACAAAAGCAACATACAACTATGTCACTGATACAGCCACTATAGATTCTTTTATAAAGAACAAAGCTTTTCCGCATTTTACTGTGATGATTCGAGATGATGATATGTTTATAAACCATTTAACATCTACAGGTAAAGTAACCGCAACCTTTGAAGACATGTCTTTGGATAACTTTGATAACACTCCTGATAGTTTATATGTAAGAAGGATGCCTTGGTTTTTCATTATTGTGCCTTCTGATAAAACAAGTGCTGTTGTTAGCCATCAAAGATCCAAATTTGAAAGTTTCAATAACAGAGTTTTATCTATAATTCCAACACCGCAAAAACAGAATAACCATACGGGAACATGGAGACAGGAGTTTATCACTGAGAAAGTTATCACCGAAGGAGGTGTTAATTTTGATGTTGACATTGAAAATGGTGTATACTATCAAGAGAATAGAGAATACTCAATTGATTATGATTCTTTAGCGGCTTTTGATAATTATGCTACGGGTGCTCCTACCCTACCTAGAAAAAGATTACCTGCTTGTAAAACCTTATTGGAGGTTTGCTCCATTAAATCAGATTTTGAATTAGGAGAGCGGGACTCACTTTCGTTTTACGATCTTTATACTCGACTAGAACCAAAGTATTTTAGATCTTTATCTATTGATACTAATAACTTAGCGGCGTTTAAAAATAACTTGACGCGAAATACTGTATCGCCTGATAAAGAAATAAATAAAACTTACTTTACGAAGGTTAAAGAGATATCAAATATAGATAACAAAAAACCCACTATCTTAGTAGACACAGACGAAACCACAGCGGTAACAGTATTTAATAAATCTAAAACAACCGCAGAAGCGGCGACAGGAGCAACCACAGCGCCTACTGATGCTAGTGACAGGCTTGGAGGAGGTTACTAATGGCATTTATAGCAATTGACGGAGATACAGGTACAGGAATATGTACTTCTCCCGAACATAATGTGTTAGGAGTACCTGTCCCCATCACTGCCACCACTATCTTTGACGCTAAATTAGCTAAAAATGTTTTTATTAACAATGAACTTATTGTTTTAAGAGACTCTGAAGGGAGCGCCTCTTGTGGACACACTACGGCTGCCACTACAGGATCGAACATTTACATAGGTAGGTTATTTTGTGAAAACAAAGGGGTTCATTGTGACACTGAAGAGATGGGGTATGGTGAATTTAATCAAACGGGCTCATATCTTGTAGACCCCGTTGTTGCTAGAAATGTTACATTAATTGCTGAACAGATTTAATTTTTTTTGCACCTTGTTGTTGCAAGTAAGTACATACTCGTAGAGGGTTTTCGCCCTTATTCAATAATAACGGAGTTATAATATTATGGATTTTAGTCAGGATGTAGACAAGGATTTTGTCAACACTATTCTTGAAAGTTCACTTTGGAAAAAAGCAAATGTTGACGTAAAGAAAAGTGAAGTTGTTAGCGAGTCAGCTAACGAGGGCGATATGGGTGTCATTGATGATTACCAAGACGGTATCGCAAATGAGTACGATGAGCCTACCACTCTAGATGGTGAAGTAGACCACTCACAGGATAGATTCTCTTTGGATGATCTTCAATATGTTCTTGATAACCTTGAGGAAGAAGACCTCATGGAACACGCAATGAATATGCTTGATGTCTTTGACGTAGCATACGAGACTCTTTCTGAGTCTGGTGATGATGACGAAGAAGAAGAGGAAGAAGAGGAAGCCGAAGAAGAAGAGGAAACAGAAGAAGCTTGAAGATGAAAGAGATAGACATCGCAAGCTTTGCGGAAAATCTTCTTGAGGAAGAGGTATCTAAGGGTAAACCTGTGCAGTTCGCTGCTGCTCAGGCCCCTGATGCCCCTGATGTCTCAGACGTTGAAGTTCCCAATAACTTTGCCTCTCAAGTATTATCTGAGGGACATTGGGCTAAGGCACATGTTGATGTAGGTACAGTTATTGTAGAGGAATCTACTCCTGCTCCTACTCCTAAAAAGAAAGCTCCTGTTTCTACCCCCAAGCTTGTCAATGAAGAAAGTGTTTATAAACAACATCTTCTAGTTGAATATAAGAAGAAGGTGGATGATTTAAAAGAGTTGGTTTCTTTGATGGAATCTTTAGGTATAGTTGGAACGGGATCCGCAACAGGAGCTACCTTTACAACTTCCTTGGGCACAGGTCCTATGGGCAAAAACCCACAAAAAAAGAAGAAAAAAACATTAAGGAAAAATGCCCCTCGTAGATCTAGTTATTGAGTCTAAAAAACGTCCCGATAAGCGTGGTTCTTACCACACTCTAAAGGATGGGGTTGTATCCTCAAAGAAATCTAAAGTTGTGAACTACCCAAGTATTAAGGTAGCTCTTAGACGAGGATACCCTGGACAGATTTTTTCTACTAAAGGAGCAGCAAGACTATATGTTGTTAGTAAAGCAGGTTGGGGTAAGAAGAGTTCTGGCAAAATAGCTAAAGGATTTACCCCAGGCTCTGCTACTCCCTCTGCTAAGTGGGATAGTATCAAGGGTCATTCAGTCAGAACAATGAAGAAACACGGGAAACAGAAGTCCCGAAAATTTGAAAAATATAAGGTAAAAAAGAAATGATTTTAACAGATACATTTATCGTAGAAAGAGCCGAACTCATCACTGAAAGTAGGGGAGGCAGAAAGACACCTATCTTACGAGGTGTTTTTGGTCGTTGTGAAGAAAAGAATAACAACGGGCGTGTTTATTCCAAGTCTATTTTGGAAAGAGAAGTTACAAGGATTGGAGATGCGATGAATGAGAGACGTTTACTTGGTGAATTAGATCACCCAAGCCATGACGCTGTTAAACTAACTAATGTTTCGCACCTAATCACCAACCTTAACTTTAAAAATAACGAACTTGTTGGTGAGTGTGAACTACTTGACACTCCAGCAGGTAAAGTTGCTCAAGCTTTAATTGAAGGCGGTGTAAAAGTCGGTATCTCTTCTAGAGGTATGGGAACTTTATCAGAAAATGCAGACGGAACTAAAAAGGTTAATGATGATTTTAGATTAGTAACATTTGATTTAGTCGCTGATCCCTCTACTAGAGGCGCTTTTCCTGGAGTTTCAGAATCTACTCAATCCACTTTAGTGGAGGAGATTGTTAAAGATACTCTTGATAAAGCAGCAAAAGAAAAAGTCTTCACAACTCTTCTTAAGGACAAATTAAGAGAGAAGTCCGCTGAATTTGCTACTCAAGATCCAGGACCCATGGCTAAAGGTAAGCCTGTGTTGGTTAAGGTGGGTAAGAAGAAGCCTACTGCGGAAGACCCCTTCCGTAATTGGGAAGATTTTTACGGAGCCTACACAGGAAAGCCAAGAGTTAAGAAAACTAGAGGCTATGATGATTTTGATACTGTGACTGCCCCTGAGAAATGCTACGAAAATAAGTTCGCTGCTCTTAAGGATGCTTTAACAGAGAATAAAAATATTTCCACTAGACAAGCAAAAAGAATGAGAGATGCGGGTTCAGTCACCGTAGGTAAGTCTCTTGGAGGTAGGTTAAAAGACACTATGGCTAGGCAGGGCTTTTTAGGTAAGAAGGCTGCTATAAAGGCAGGTAGAGAAGAGGGTAAGATGATAGCCCAGAAGGGTCCGTTAGGCACTAGAAAGTCCCCCTACAATAAATAGAAAAATTTAGAAAAAAATAGCCTCTTTTTTTAAGAGGTGTACATACTTATAGACACGGAGTTTAAATATGAGTAAATTCGATAGTATTTCGCAGCTTCTTCCTGAAGGATTAACAGAGGAGACGGTTTCTGAGATCGCCACACTTGTTAATGAGGTTATTTCAGAAGAGGTTGGGAACAAAGTTAAAGATTTAGAAAACAAAGTTCATGGTTTTCTTCGGATGAAGATTGATGAGGTAAAATCTCATGCCATGAATGAGCTTGAGCAAGAAAACGAGACATTTAAGAACGCTCGCATCTTTGAATCACTTAAGGCTTTGATGGCTTTAGAGCTTAATAGCGGTGATGAGGATAATGCAGTTTCACAAACTAGAAAAGAGTTTGATGAAATTCAAGAAGAGAACAGTGTTCTTATTAGAGAGTTAAACTCAGCATTAACTGAGTGCTCAAAATTAGAAAACACCTTAAGGGTTTTATCTGAAAAGGTAGAGATTCTTGAGGATGATAAGGAAAACCTTCATGAGGCTGTAGTGGCTTTAGAAGAGTCCGCTAGGCTTCCTTTTGAAAGTAATGAAAAGGCAGTCGTTATCTCTGATCAAGTAGATGAAGAGATACACAAAGAAATAGTTGAACCTCATGATGGTAATGAGTTTATCAACGAAAACATGATGGCTTTTATGCCCTTTAAAAAATAATTGGAGATTATAGACAATGGAAATTAACGTCAATGGCGATGTAGCCAACGAAACAGTCCAGAAGTGGTCTCCTGTATTGGAAGGAATAGAAAGCGAGTACACAAAGAGAGTAACTGCTCAACTTTTAGAAAACCAAGCAAAGGCAATCATCTCCGAAAAAGTTCGGATGGATGAGGATGTTGCTCAGGGTATCGGTGGAACAACCACCACAACCCGTCTAGGTGCTTTCCAAAAGTTTGCGTTCCCTCTTGTTCGTCGCGTCTATCCTGAGCTAATCGCCAACAATATCGTTGGGGTTCAGCCCATGCAGGGTCCCGTTTCCCAGATTTTCTATCTTGGAAACTCACGCAGAGATGGACTTGCTGGTACACCCGAGCAAGCAATTTACAGTAAGTACAACCTCACCTACAGAGGTCTTACTGCTGGTCAGATCATGGCAAGTGGTACTGGAAACTTCCAGACCGATGGCACTGCAACTGGCCCAGGTCTCCCTGATGGAGCCCCTGGTGTAGGATTTGATGTTAGTGACATCATGAACGCAACTTCTGGTGCGCCTTCAACCACCGTTGGTGGTAAAATCGCTGATTTCCCAACACCTGGGAAGATGCGCGGCGTAGCTACTGGTCCTGCAAGCCTTCTTGGTTTCAACGTCTCCGCTGGTGAGCGTCTTGAAGGATCTGGCATTCCAGAGATGATGTTCAACATCGAGCAGCAGCCCGTTGCCGCTCGTACACGCAAGATGAGAGCCCTTTGGACTCTTGAGGCTTCTCAAGACCTTCGCGCTTATCACAACCTTGACCTTGAGCAAGAGCTTACCGACCTTCTTGGTAAAGAGCTTCGCCTTGAGATCGACCGTGAAATCGTTGAAGACCTTAGAATGCTTGCTTACGGTGTAGGCAAGATGGGTGAGTTCGGTAACGCTGGTACTGATGAAATGTGGAATGCAAGAAGCCTTGACCAGTCTTACGCAGGTGATACAGGAACTAACTTAAAGTTTGAGCCTGATTTCACTGGCGCAAGCAGCATGGATTATGATTTCACAGGTCGTTACGCTCATAAGAGACCTAAGGATTACGACAACGTGTTCCTTATTGATTTCTCAGACAGCACTCTTGGTTTCGCACCACAGCATGTTGGTCACGTTTACGCTAACCTAATGGCACTTTGCCATAGGGCAGCAACCGATATCTACAAGTCCACCCTTCGTGGTCCTGGAAACTTCATCGTCACTTCTCCAACCGTTGCCGCAATGCTTCACGCAGCAGCACGAATGGAAGGTGGTGTTCAGAATGTTGACGGTCCCACAAACATGAACGGTGCCCGTGTTGAATATCGTGGTAAGCTTGGTGGTCAGTTCGACCTCTATGTTGATCCCATGTATCCTGAGGACGAGATCATGGTTGGTTACAAAGGTGCCAACGCTATGGATTCTGGTTATGTATATGCACCATACATCCCACTCCAGCAGACACCTACCATTACCGATCCTGAGACCTTCCAACCCAGAAAGGGTATCATTACCCGCTACGGTAAAGCCGCAGTTGCTCCCGCATCAAGATTCTACAGAATCATTAGATTGATCGGTCCAACCGCCAACTACCTCTTCACACCATTCGTCGCTGTGAAGAACAACTCCTGGGCATAATAATCTTTAGGATGTTTTTACGAGGGTGGGGGAAGTTTTCCTCCACCCTTATTTCTTTTTTAACTATATATAATGTACAAATATCAAAGCAAATGTAAGTTTAGGATGCTAACTACTATAGGAGATAAGATAGTAGAAATTAGACCTAAACAAATCATTGAGTCTTCTGTAAAGGTAGATAACCATTACTTGGTTCCTTTAACAAAGACAAGTGATGTTAATTATAAATCACAAAAGAAACAAGAAAAGAAGGATATAGATAATGCCAGACTACCAAGTAAACGAAAGAACGACCCCTCAGATACCCCGCCCCAAGCTTAACGGTTATGGAAGCAGCGATGGTATTTACGGAGGTGATGAGCTAACAGATTATGTCCAGCAGGGTGAGATTGATGCACCAAAACTTAATCGCTTAACTCTAGAAAGTGCAACAGAATTTAGCAACTTTGAAACAATAATAAAAGATTATGTTTTAGGAATGCTTGGATTTCCTATTGTTAGAGTTGAGTTAACTGATTTTCAACTAAAGCAAACAGTACAGGAATCAATAAATAGATTAAACTACCATGCGCCTCTTTGGAACTTACAATATGCTTCCTTTGATGCCTCTGCTGGGCAGAACATTTATGAATTACCTTTATACATGATTCAAAATTTAGAGTATGTAGCCTATAGAAAAACCTTGTTAACTATTGCTGCTCAAGCAGGAACGCTAGAACAAGATTTCTTCATTAAGTACTTCCAAGATAACTTTTTATTTTCTAATATGCAAGTAGGTGAGTTTTATTTACTGCAACAGACATTAGAAATGTATAGAAAGATATTAGGTGGCGACGGTGGATTCAATATTGTTGGAGGGAAGTATCTGCAAATCTATCCCTCTCCAGCGATCACACCTGAACGTGTAATCATAGAGTATAGAGCTATTGATTCTAATACAATTTTACCTGCGTATCTCAATTGGGCTCAAAGATACGCCTTGGCTGTGGCTAAAGGTATTTTAGCTCAAATACGAGGTAAATTTGCCTCTGTTCCATCCCCTGCGGGAGGGGCTACATTGAATGGACCGCAACTAGCACAGGAAAGCCAGCAAGAAAAAGAAGCATTAATCCAGGAATTATTGTCAGAGATTGAGGAGCCCCCTGCTTTTAGCACATACTAATGGTTAGAAAGAAAGAATTATTTGGAGTAACGACTCCTATGCCTCCTATCCCTGAAGTGGACGGGAAGAGTCAGCTATCATTTTTTGATCAAGAGAACGCTGATATAAACTTATTTAACCTTGTTGATGATGAGCTAATACGCATCTCTGGATCAGAGCTTTTGTATTACAAGTATTACATTGATCGAGATTACGATGAAGTATACTTAGAGGATAGATCAAAGAAAATTGCGACTGATCCTATCGAGGTCCACGGTCATTATGAGCCTAAACCTGTAGAACAAAACCTAACTGAGTTTGGTTTAGAGTTAACTAATGATCAGTTATTCGTATTTAATAAATCATATATTACCCAGAAGATTTCTAGGGTTCCCCAGGCTGGTGACGTTATCAAGCCTAAATTTCAAAATCAAAGGTATGAGATATTTGAGATTCAAGAGGACAGCTTTCAGTTGTATGGTGTTTATCACATTGTATGCGCTGCCAAACTCCTACGCGAAACAGAGGATATCGTTGACGAACACCTTACCAAAAAGAGTGAAGATGTTGGAGGCTACTTAGATCTACAATGACACAAACTAATATAAGAACTGTAACCACCGAACAATCATTTAAAATAACAGATACAAATGCTTCAAGTTTATCTGATTTTAAAGGCTCTTCTAGAACTGCTCAACAATATTTATTAAATTTAATGTCGCAAATGGAAGGGAAAAGTGTTGTCCCTATTAATGCCTACAAAGAGATTGTTAGATTTTTAATCGCAAATTTTGATAAGATGGTTTATCTTAATAACGATTTAGAAAAAGTTGAGGTGAAGTGTAGATACGGAAACCCTGAAAGAACAATCGCAAAGCTGAATGAGCATGATAACATTGTTCTTCCTATGATAACTTTGTCCCAAAACTCTGTTGTAGAGGCAGACACCAGAAGAAGAAACAGTAGCCTTTTAATCCAGCGAACTTTATGGGATGAAGAATCTCAAAGAGCAGAAAGAATTGTAAGCTTTTGTGACCGTCCTGTGACACTACAATATGATTTGAATGTTTGGTGTAAATATATGGAAGACTTGGATCAATTAGCTCAACAGATTCGATTAGCTTTTAATCCTTCAATACCGCTGCTAACGGAGTTCTCCAAAGAAAGCCAAGCTTTTTTAGCTAGTGAGGCAAACAACTACAGTTTTGCTCTTGCTGATAGGGAAGATAGAATACTACAGAAAAAATTTACTGTTTCTGTTGAAACTTATATTAAGAGTCCCGCATTTAAAATAACCTCTACTGGCAAGATAGAAGAGGTAAATGCAGAAATAACGGCACTCTGATCTGATAATTTTTTCCCAAAAGCTACTCAATACCTCTAAATACAAATAGAGGTAAAATCTTGAAATCAATTAAGAATGATTCGTTACAACGGTTAGAGCTTTATCTAACTACAAAAAAGGGCACTAAAAGAATATGGTTAATGCCTAGAGAGACAGTTGTAGTCCCAAATTACTACCTTACAAAGCAGATTAATAATCTAGCAGAAAGAAGAATTCTTACGGTCAGGAGTGCATAGAGGAATAAATTATGGCAAATTTCGTTAGTCCAGGTGTTTATGTTGTAGAAAGAGATATTAGTGATTACACCCCAGCGGTTAATCCTACTGTGGTTGGTTTAGTTGGCTTCGCATCTAAAGGTGAGCCCAACAAAGCAAAGCTTATTACCAGCCAACAAAACTTAGTTAAAGAATTCGGTAGACCTGTCGAAGTTCTTCCTGGTCAAGCAATCGAAGGTGCGTTAGAGATTCTAGAAACCTGTAACCAGCTTTACTTTGTTCGTGCTTTGGACACTGCTACCGCATCTGATGCCAGCGCAATGGTCAATATGGGTGCTTGCCCTGCCCTGGGAGTATCCTCCGCAGGGTTAGGTGTTACAAGTAGTATGTATTTCCGTGTTCAAGTGACTGATAATGCAGGTACAAATCAATTTTCAACAGCAAAAACATACTCAGTTTTAGCTGGAACATCATATGGAGCAGGAACATCAGCCACCACACAGGCTCAAGCCATGGCCTCTGTCTTTGGCGCTGCATTAGATTCAACAAAAGTTGGATCTTATAACACAGCATCAGGAACAGACACCACTATCCCAGAGGTTGTAGGTAACTTTATTGTTGGAAACTTCGCTGGTTCAGGTTCAACTTTAACCGTTGAGGCTTTTGGAGATTCTGCTTTAACTCAAAGATCACCAATTCTTTATCCCCTAGATCTTAGTGGTAACACAAGTGGTGTTTCAGGAGTTATTCCTGCAAATGCGACAATTGGTTTAGGCGTGGGTAATGGTGCAGGTGTTGCACCTATGAACTCATATGCAAACTCAGGTATCGGAGGTCCTTCTGGTCCAGGATTCGTTTCAGCAGTTGTTAGAGGTGTGAGCTTTGTAAATGGCTCTGGAACTAACGGACTAGGCTACTTAGCCCAATCACTCTTTGAAGGTGCTGGTTACAACACATCAACGCTAACTGATGGAACTTTACTAGGTAACTCGATTACGGTTAAAGATTTAGGTAACTTCAACAACACCATTCAGGTAAATGAGGAAGGTGTGGCCTTAGAAAACTTCAAAGTATCCTTATTAAACTCAGGAAACTTTGTTGAAGATGTAATTAATACAGGTGAGACCAACTTAACATCTAACATAATTAAAGGTAACCTCTACTCAGAGGGTGTTGATCTTGCAACAATCACGAAGTTTAATAATTATACTGATAAACTAGCAAACCTAGGAACTCTTGGGGTTGTTAGAGGATCCAAAGGTGCTATGACAGTTAACCGTGGAGGAAATGTTGCAACTGACACATCTGCCGCAGAGTTAGATACAGACGGAAGGTACATGGATTCAAGATTTAACAAGTTTATCGCTGGCACTTACAGTATGTTCGACGGTGATAACGGAACAGGTGCAGACTCAGATGCTGAGACCACTGCTCTCGTAGGAACTACTTCCCCAAGTAGAACAGGAATGCAAGTTTTTGATGATGACCTTGTTCCCATCACGCTTGCCGCTGTCCCAGGAATTACCACTGCTGCCGTTCAAAACGCATTAGTTACACTAGCTGAGTCTACTGGTGATTTCTTATCAGTCTTTGGAGCACCTTACGGTGTTGGAAATGTTGGAGATGCCATTGATTATAGTAATGGCTTAACCACTTACAGGGCAACACCTTTCAACAGTTCCTATGCTGCTCTATACTTCCCACACGTTAAGGTTTTCCAGACCTACCTAGGGAAAGATATTTGGTTAGACCCCGCAATCTTTGCCATCAGGCAGATGGGATTCACTGACACTGTTTCAGATCTTTGGTTTGCTCCCGCAGGATTCCAAAGAGGTAGACTAACTAAGCCTACTGATGTTGAGATTCCTATTAACAGAGGTGACCGAGACTCCATGTACAGTGGTGGTAATGCAGTTAACCCAATTGTTAACTTCGCAGGACAGGGGATTACAATCTTCGGTCAAAGAACCACACAAAGAGAGCCCACTGCTCTAGACAGAATCAATGTTAGAAGGTTGATGGTTTATGTGAAACGAGTTATTGAATCGGCAACAAGAAGATTTATCTTCGAACCTAATGATCCCGTCACTCAAGAAGCAATAACAAACCTTCTCAAGCCATTGTTCCAAGATATTAAACAACGCAGAGGTATCACTGATTTCAAGGTTATTTGTGATGAAACAGTAAATACTCCTGTGCGCGTTGATAGAAACGAGCTATGGTGTAAAGTAATTATCAAGCCCACTAAGACGGCAGAGATTTTAGTATTCGAGTTGAATATCACAAATCAATCCGCAAAGGTAAGCTAACCAAGGAAAAATAAGATATGGCATACAAACAATATTTCGCAGGAACAGACCCTCTAGTTAATAGAAACATTACAGAAGGTGATGATGTTCCAAACATTTCAACTGACTTAGATTCAGTGAGAGCATATCAATGGGAGGTTAACTTCTTCTTTGATAAGCAGGGCGCAGGTGACGGGGGTACTCTTAACGGGAACCAAAAACCCTTAACCTTAGCAGCAAAGCAGGTTAATGGGATCGGTATGTCTGTTGAAGACATTGAAGTTAACAGAGTTAACGACAAGACTTACTATCCTGGAAGACCTAGTATGGAGGAGGCAGTTGTAACTTTCGATAACCTTTCTAGAACTAAAGTTGACCGAGTTCTTTATGAGTTATTTGGTAAAACATATGACCCAAGAAACGGACAAATGGGTGATATTGGAAGAGGCACAGCCAGCAAAGGTAGAATGGAACTCGTTCAGCTTCAACCAAACGGTGAGCCCAGAAACGTCATTCATTTAATAGGAGCGTATGCAAAATCAGTTACTCATGGAGAGTATAACTATAGCACAAACGAATTCCATACTATCGAAATGACCTTCCGTTACGATTACTTTGTTAACACTAATGATGCTGACGGTGAAATTAGAACCACCATTGCATAAATTATAGAGTTTAATAATTAAAAACCCAACTCGTTTGGATGCGGGTTGGGTTTCTTTTTTAGCTATGATATGATATGGATTACTTTACTGAATTACTTGAGAGTTACTCACGTTTAAAAAAGCGAGAGCTTGTCTTATTGGAGAAGGAAGAGAAAAAAGAGAAGCCTGATAAAGTAATACAGGAATATACTCCTGAGCAGGTTCTAACGGCTGCTTTAGGAACCCCTGTCTCCACAGAACCTGTAGCAATTCCTGGACTCGTTACAAAAGATAAAGATGGAAATGAAAAGGCAGCTACTGGATACCAGAAACCACCTGGAGAAGGTGAAATGCATGGAGAGGTCGTTGCTACTAATGCCACTAAAAATGCGAACAGCGCAATAGTTGTTAACGCTGATGGAACACCTAAAGAACCTCAGTTTACCACATGGTTCGAAAGAAACTTTGCGGGTAAAGAAGCCCTTGAACAAGGGGCTGGGACAGGACTAGAAGCTGCGCGACTCCGTGTAGGAGAATCTCTAGGGCCTATTCTTTCAGATTCTGGGGTGGATGATTCAATGCAAGCTACGATCTTCTCCCAAGTCAGAAACATGCTAGAAATAGCAAGTGAGTTGGTTGTTTCAGCTAGAGATCAAGGAGTTAAACAGGCTTGGGCAGGATGGAAAGCTGGGGAAGATGAAGGCTCAGGCAGGTATGTCGGCAGAGGTGAAGATAATTCCGACGATCCTGAAATGACCAGGAGTGTAGGTTCTTATATCTCTGGCAGATCACAAAAGAGTATTGAGTATCAGATAGCTCACGGTAAAACAGTTGAGTTTGGAGAAGATACGGGAGCGGTGTTTGATACTTTGGCAAAAGACCCTATGCTTATTGAAGGTGCTTTAGATTCTGTGCAAGCTTTTATGGAGTTAGGCAAAGCAGAAGTCGCAGACCGAGAAACAAAATGCGATCAAATAGGAAGAAGAGTTAAAAGCAAGGGAGATCGTTTAGTTTTCTTTAGGAATGAAGATCCAAATCAAGGAATTGCCATCAAAAGAAGCGAGATATTTAAATTTATTGAAAGTCAAATTGAGGAATCTTGTCCTGAAGGTATCAAAGCTATACCACAAGGAACATATACAAACCAACAACTAAATGACATGCGAGGTAAAGGCATGGAGCAAGGCTCTGTTGCCGTAGGTATCCTTCCAAACATACAATCTCTTCCTTCTGGCTCACTTAAGAGTAAACTTTCCTCCATGATGGGCAAGATTCTACGAAGAGAGTTGTTAAAAGATCAAAAAAAATTCAGTGCTGCTTATAAACAATTGAAAGAATCTAAGCCTGGAGATGTAGCTTTAAGCTTAAGAGCATCTTTTGTTGTAGATGCTATGGAACAACTAAACGTATTAACGAACACTCCTGAAAAAGCAAGAGCTTTCTTACAAAGATCTTTTGACATGGAGGCTCCTGTGGTGGAAGCTATTGGGTCTAAATTTACCTTTCCCGTAGGTAAGAAGACTGGGCTTGGCTATGCTGATGATCTAGAATACGCTTTCTTGGATGAAAACTCTGCTAAAAATGCGGCTAAAACTATGAAGCTGCAAGGCGATGCTGTAAATGCAGTTAAGGTTTCAGACTTGATGAAAGAACAAGGCGAGTTGGGTTCGGTGTTCAAAGAGTTATACTCATTGTCAGATGAGGACACCGTACATCTGGTTGGAAGTGGTCAGAAATCTTATTTTAAAGACGGGACTTTAAAGTTTGGAGAAACCACACAAAGAAGCGGTGCAGTTAATGGCACCGCTGATAATATCGCACCTGGGTTCGAAGAAATTACCATGCAAAGATTAGGTATTAATGAACAAGAACTTGCTGGGTTAAGAGAGTACCAAGGTGAACTAGACCAATTAGATTCTACATTAGACACTATTCTTCCTGACGATGGGACTGTTTCTGTAAACTCCAACGGCAATAAGAACCCAATAAACTTTGAAACTGTAGCAACAATGGTGAACTCCTACTCTAAAAGACTGAGTTTAGACTCTGAGGTAAGAAGTAAATTAACCTCAGTCGTTCAAGATTATCAAGGAACCTTAACTAATTTAAATGGTCCTGATAATTCTATACAACGTAGTGAGTTAAAAAATGAACTCTCTAGAGTGTTAACTGCCTCAAAGCAAATAAGTGATATGAATAATACAGATGATCCTGAACTGGCGATGAGGGCTAGAAGAAACTTAGCTTACGCAATACACATGACTGGTGGAGTTCTGCGTGATGGTATACTAAACAAAAAAGTATATGATGATAATACAGTCAGAGCAGGATCCCATATGTCTCCCTTGATTGAGGCAACAAAAGGGTTGTTAAACATGGATCCTGATCATAAGGTAAAAGGATCTAAGGGTATGATGAGTATTAACTTAATAGGTCCTAACGGACAGGCTGTAAGTTTTGGTGCAGAAAGAACCAGAACATCTGATGGTAAAGCACAAACAAGAAATACTATAGATGTTAACCTCCTAGCTCAAAACCAAAAGGATGGAGTAGGGTTAGAAGAAAAGGTTGATATTAGTGATTCAGTACAGGATAGTTTAATGTTAAGCTTCTTAAAAGGTCAAGCAAAACTGCTTGAAGAATTATTAGCTAATAAGTAAACCACTTTCCTCTGTGGTCAGCTATAATATCTTTTAATTTATAAATACTATAGGTATGTGCTGTTAATGTTTCTATATTGTCTTTAAATATAGTTATTGATGGAATCATTGTAGTAAACATATCTTTATAAGTAATTACTAATATATCTTTTCTATCTTGTTTATATATAATCATAGGTACTTTCTTCAATTTTTTTGCATCTGTTTCGCATTGTTCTATGAACTGCCATATCTTTGAATTATAATCTAACAAGCTATAGATTGATTGATCATTGTAGCCTTTCTTGCACTCGATACAGAACTTGAAGTTTAGTGGTGTAATTAAGTCCCCTGCGACTGTAATATGTTCAGGGAGATGTTGGTGAGTAGTGGCGAAAGCACCGCTTCCAGGGGTCCTATTGAACTCTTTGGTTTCAAACTGCTCGTTTAGCATGTTGGCTATTTGTCTTTCAAATGCACCGCCTTTAGCTTTGCTATTTACACGTTTCTTTTTTTTCAACTTTTCTAGGTTAACTTTATCCTTCATGTACTATTATACCTTGAGTCATGAAAGAAAAATTAATACTAGATTTCCAATCGTGGAATATTAAACAAATCGACAGGAGTAGAGACCGTATGAAACTACAGATAAAACTAAGTAAGGACGAGGCACAAGCCTTTAAGAACTTCATGGGGATGGTAAAGCCCCCTGAAATTGCAGAGGAAGATTTTTTGAAAGGCATCTTTAAAATTGGTGTTGAGACAATGGAGATGAAGCTCATGGAGGCTGTTCAAAAACATGCCGAAGAAGAGGGTGTTGATCTCGAAAATCTGGCTCAAGAGACTGAAGACAAAACCGAAGAAGTAACCGTGCCCATTGTGGGTGAGGTTTCAGAACTTAAACCCTCTACAAAGAGTAGTGATGAAGTACAAGATAGTAAAACTGTCTAAAGAAAATGACCTCAACAGAGAGTTGAGGAGACAAAAGCGAGAGAGAGGTGAGCTTTCAATCCTCTTCGTATCCCCTTGGGACAAGTATTGCACAGCTTTGATGGAAAAGCTGGACAAGAAGTACCAGAACGCTGGCAAAGGTTCTAGGACTCTCTATGTTGTGGACAACTACAACATGCCTCACTCTTTTGTAATTTTCAAAAGCAGTGTTTTGCCTCATCTTGTTACCATTAAGCGTAACAAGGTTTTCTCGGAGGATTACCTCCCTATGGTATACAAAGAGCTTGACCTAGAGTAAATCTTTTTTAAGCTCGGTGTATGCGTCCAACTTCTCAAGGTACTTTTTATTTTTAGTGTACAGTAGTTTGAGATTGTTGAGTATAATGGTGGTGAAGTAGTTGAAAGCATTGCCCATCTCAGGGTTAAAGTTTTTGAGTGTTTTGAGTATTAACACAAAACACTCCTGCTTTGCGTCATCTTCTTCTAGGTTGAAGGAGAACCCCGTGAGTATGTTTGATATTAAGATATCAAACAATTTAAAAAGCTCATCCTCATGTTCCTTTGGATCTTGTTTGTATAGCTTTATTAGCTTCTCAAATTCTGCGTTGTTTATATAATGCTTCTCACTCATAATATATTATAGATGAATAACTTACACTCATTGTACGCCCAAGAAGAAGTGAAGTCCCATTGCAAGGACTGCTCTATCTTGCAAAAGAAAAAGCCTGTGTATTGTGTTGAGGATTATGAGCATTTACAGCCCTCAGATGTGCTTTTCTTATCTGATTCGATAAGGCATAGGTTCGGTAAGTCTCAAGCCTTTTCGAAGGCAGAACGTGAGATTATTTCTGAATTTTTTCCAGGAGAATCGTATCAAACAGCGGCTTCTGTGAAGTGTCCTTCCGTAAAAGAAGCAGACATGAGCCCCTCTAACATGGAGGCTTGTAGGAATTATTTACAAGAAACCATAGACAAAGTAAAACCTCGTCTTGTTTTTGCTTGTGGTAACTTGGCTATGAAGATGCTGATAAAGAAGAGTGGGATAAGCAGCAAGAGAGGGAAGTCCTATGAGTATACAACAGATGCAGAACACACATGCACTGTGGTTCCCATCTTCCATCCCTACTCTGTCGTTAAAGAGCCTAGGCACAGAGTTCTTTTTGAGACAGACATTAGGAATGCCTATGAGAAGTACATTCTAGAAAAAACCTATGAAGGTAAACTAGAGTATGAGGTATTAACAGAAATTGAAGATGTACTTGCGCTGGCTGAAAAGCTAAGAGATAGTGATGAAACTCTAGCCATGGACATTGAAACAACAGGACTAAACTTCCTTAGAGATAGCATTCAAACCATAGCCATCTCATCCCGAGAAACTAACTGGGTAATCCCTTGCGATCATAAGGATTCGCCTTTTAAGAAAGGAGAACCCGATTATGGAAAGATGTGGAAGAGTTTGCGTCTCATTCTACAGAACCCTCGCAATAAGAAAGTATTCCACAACGCTAAGTTCGACCTAAAGTTTCTTATCAATTATGGTATCCACACAAAGAATGTGTGGGACACTAAGATCATGCACCACCTATTGGATGAGAACCTACCTAAGAGCCTGATGGATCTGGTTAAGCTTTATTTTCCGACAGAGCTTGAGAGTCTGTAATCCTTTGCTCCAAAGCAGCAATCCTACTCTCATTATGCTTCATAACCTGATCTTGTTCATCATCCCTTGCATCAATGTCTGCTTGGGAAACAGTATTGTGAATATCACCAAACTTCTTAAACCAATTTCTCCCATTCTTTCTGAAGAGGGGAAGGAACACAAAGAGGATTAACCACCAGTAGCCTAATGTTTTAATTAGTCCACCTGTTTCGTGTAGTGTAGAAGCAGTAGTTCCTTGTACTGGTCCTGCTCCTGCTACCTGACCGACGATGGCTGCTGGACTTGCGGAAGGCATGATAACTTCTGTAAGCATTACTCCTCCTGCTGCCCCTGCTGCGACTACTGCTGGCTCAGGGACGAAAGCTGCTGCAATCCCACCACCCAAGGCACCCCCAACAGCGTGTTTGATGGTGCTGCAACTGGACAACACAACTAACATCAGTATAAGTATTATATTTCTCATGCTCACTCCTATCATATATAGCTATGCTTACAATCCAAAACCCTAATAAATTTGATTGGGCCTCCATCCCGCTTGGAGAATGCTGTGAAGGGAACGCTATGGATTCCTACTTCACACTTAAGCTTTTTGATTTAGTTCATGAGAAGCTAGACGAAGTGGGCGTACTTCCTTTTGTTGAGAGCATCTTCTCCGACGCTTTGCCTACTTTCGCAGAAATGGAGTATGGTGGATTGGAGGTCAGCGAGGAGAAACTAGGGCAGTTGGAGAAGGAACTAAACGAGCTAACTTTAAACCAAGAGGATAGCCTGTATTACTTTGATCAAATCCAGAAGACTGACAATCTATCATCTAACAATGATTTGATTGACATCTTTTACCTTAGAGAGGGTGGCTTTGAGTTTTATCCACCTGACAAAACCGCTAAAGGGTCACCTTCTGTTTCAGCACCAACCCTTAAGATTTTACTAGAGCAAATTAATGAAGAGATAGTGAGAAGATCATGAGTGCAAAATGGCAACACAGGGATGAAGGTAAGAAGGTCAGCAAGAGCGTAGTCCGCTCTAAGTCTTTAGACGAATTAAAAGTAGCAGCTAAGTTTATAACTAGTTTGTTAGACCTACGCAAAGCAGAGAAGCTACAGAAGACTTATATCCACGGAACAAAAAAAGCTATAGATTACAACGAAGGACATAAGCTGTATGTAGACTATAGACTAGATGGAACAGCAACAGGTCGCCTATCTTGCGCTGCTTACAATGCTGAAAAACCTATGGGTGTGTCTTTTCACACTCTTCCAAGAGAGACTAACAAGGCTAACATCAGGAGCATGTTTGTTGCTCCGAAAGGTAAAGCTTTTGTTACTGTTGATTATGCTGCCATGGAACTGAGAGTGCTTGCTCACATAGCTAAAGAGAAAAGTATGCAACATGCGTTTAACTCTGGAGCGGACCTACACACATACACGGGAAAACTACTCTTTAGTAAGGATGAGATCACAAAAGAAGAAAGGCAGATTGCAAAGACCGTATCCTTTTTGATTGTTTATGGTGGTGGTGCATTCAATCTCTCCGAAACTATGGGAATACCTTTGAATCGAGCAGAGGAGATAATTAAAAACTACCAAAGGGTTTACCCAGGAATATTCCGCTACATGGAGTTTATCAATAACTTCATTAAAGAGAATTCCTATGCGTATACTATTTTTGGCAGAAGAAGAAACCTTCCCGATGTCAATAGCAGAGACAGATCTGTCATCAACAGAGCCTTAAGACAAGGCTTGAATTTTACCATCCAAAGTTCTGCATCTGACATTCTTTTATGTGGTTTGCTAGGTGTGTCCAACAGATTTAAAGAGAAGAGTTTAGACGCTCAGGTTGTGGCAACAGTTCACGACAGTCTTGAGATCATTTCCTCGGAGAAAGATCTCCCTGATTGCCTTGAGATCGTCTATGATGAACTAGTGAATTACCCAAATCTTCGCCGCTTGTTTGGGATTAATTTTGATGTCCCTTTGTCTGTTGATTTAGAGGTAGGTAGATCTTTTGGAGATGGTATTGACGTTGGTTTTACTGAGGGAAAGCCTACCAATTTAGATGAGATTTATACCTATCTTAATAATAACTAAATGAATTAAATGGTAAAGACTTTAATTATTGGAGACATACATATCTCCAACAAAAATGCTGCTCTTCGTATGGCTCAAGAGGAATGCATTAAAAAAATATATAATAAGGAGAAGCCTGACGAGGTAATCCAGCTTGGAGATTTTTTAGATTTTAGGAAGCCTTCGCCAGAGGCTCTTCTTTCTGCCAAGAGAATGATTGACCATTGGAAAGAACGCTCCAATGTTGTGATTCTTAGGGGGAATCATTGCGCCAGCACTAAAGCTGATGATGGAGTCACAGCGTTAAGTGTGTTTGATTCTAAGCAAACGAATGTAAACATAGTTACTCACACTTGGTACGACCATAATAAAAAACATGCTTACATCCCTCACTATGAAAATGAAGAACGCATTAAAAAAGATCTCGCAGCGGTCCCTAAAGATTATACTGTTTTTGGTCACTTCGGTTATTTTGGTTGCCTTAATTCCGTTGGCGATCATGATTTTGATATTAACATTAATTGCTTTAGGAACGATACTTTTCTTGGTCATATTCACAGACAGAATGAACGATCATTTATGTCAAACGGCCAAGAGAAATCCCTCTTAATCTTAGGCACTCCATATACCACTAATTTTGGTGAGACGGGTAAGGATAATTACTACGCAGTAATAGAAAACGGCGAAACAACCCTGCACAAAATCAACCATGGCCCAAGGCATATGTTGGTGAAAAATAAAGACTTACCTAAATCTATTAAAAAAATAAACAACAAAAATTATCACACCTTTCTGAGAATAGTTCTTGATGCAGGAGAAGCTTTAGTGGATATTAATGATATTAAGGCCGCTTCTGTTGATATTAAGTATGCTCCTGCGTTTGATGAAGAAGAAGTCTCTAATTATAAACCCAACCGAGATCTTTTTAGATTGAATGAGGTTATCATTGAAGACTATATAAAATCAGCTAATTCCATTTTGGAAAAGGACAAGCTTATGGAGGGGTATCGCCTATTAAGGTATGAAGATTAAGTCTTTAAAGATTCAAAACTTTTATTCTTTTGAGTCAGCGCAGGTTGATTTTGATAGGTTTAAGAATATTGTTCTGATTAAGGGGCAGAACAAAGATGCTAAAGGATCTAACGGTGCTGGAAAGAGTGCTTTTGTTGAGGCCATTTACTTTGGTTTAACAGGAAAAACTATTAGAAAAAGCACTGAGGATGCTATGGTTCATGTTAAGCACAAGAAGAAGTGCTGCATAGAACTAACCTTAGACAACGGAACTAGAATTGTAAGGTGGAAAAAGCCCTCAAAACTACAGCTTTTTGTTGACGATAAAGAAGAAACAAAAGAAAGCATAGCCAAGACTCAGGAATACATTGATACTATTCTTAACCTTAATTACAAGGTTTTGCTTTCCTCCATGTTTTTTGGACAAAGCAATACAACAACTTTTTTAGAGTGTTCTGCTGAAGACAAACGAAATATCGTAAAGACTTTTTTAGATCTAGATGATGTTTTTGAAATGAGAGATAGAATCAAAAGCCATAAGGCTGGGTTCTGGAATACAATGAAAGAACAAGACTCCTTAATATCTGAACACAGATCAATGATTAGTGAGTTTGATACCAAGATAGAAAAGCTAAAGAAAGCAAAAAAATCCTTTTCAGAGTATGATGCTTCCATTCTTGATCTATCTCTAAATGATATTCTTGATGCTGAAGAAACTGAGAGCGCAAGATCCTGGCAAGCAATACATGCAAGTAAGAAAATAGACGATCTTGAAGGCGCGATAGAGAAGTTGAAACAAAACATCAAGTCCCCAGCATCTAACGGGGTTTGTGATAAATGTGGGCAAACTGTTAAGGAGCAGGTTAACAAAGCTTTCCTACAGACAGAGCTTGCAAAAGCAGAAAAAGATCTAGTGGTACTATTGAACTCACAAGAAGAACTTGAAAACGCAAAAGTTAAAATACCTGTATCCTCTAAAGAGTTCTCTAAGGTACTAGCGTATAAAGAGTTATGCCGAGATGAGACTAACTATGAGGAGTTAATAACATCCTTTAAAGATAAAATACAAATAAGGTCTGAGGTCAAGGCAGAGAACAAGCTAGACTATGAGGTGATGCGTTTCTGGGAGAAAGCCTTTTCTCAACAAGGAATCATAAAGTTTATAATCAGGAATATATTAGAGTACCTTAACAATAAGGTTAACTATTATCTGTCTTTCTTAACAAACTCCAAGTATAGTTTATTTTTCGATGAAGAATTAAATGAAAAAGTAATCACCAATAATCAAGAGATACAGTATATATCCTTATCTGGTGGCGAAAAGAGAAAGGTGAACTTGGCTGTGACAATGGCTTTGAAAGATTTATTGCTTCTTACTGACAAAGATCAAACCAACATTCTTTTTCTTGATGAGATAGCAGAGAATCTGGACGAAGAAGGCATTAACGGTTTATATAATTTACTACAAGAAATTAAGAAAGACAAGCTTATCTTCATTATCACACATAACAAATACTTAAAAACACTACTGCATTCTGCGCCCCGTCTGTCTATAATTAAATCGAAAGGAGTTTCAAAAATAACAAAATGGCATTAGCAAATTTAAATCAATTAGGGCAAGAGATTTTTGAAGCCCGATACGCCTACCCAGGCGAAACAAAGTGGGCCGAAAGAGCCAAGACCGTAGCAAAGGTTATGGCCTCAGCGGAGAAAGATGAAGACAAAGAAAAAATTGAAAAGATCTTTTACGATGCGGTCGGCTCTGGAGACCTCATCCCAGGGGGTAGAATTATCTTTGGTGCTGGGCGTAACCGTGGGCATCATAACCTCCTTAATTGTTATGTTATTATTCCAGAAGATAGTGTTGATTCCATTGGTAAAACTGTTCAAGATATGTATAGAATTTCTTGCGCGGGTGGGGGTGTAGGTTTTAATGTATCTAAACTTAGACCTAAAGGAGATCATATTGGAAGTGTAAAGCACTCCGCACCTGGATCTGTCTCTGTTCTGAAAATGATAAACGAGGTAGGTGAACATGTTCGTGCAGGAAAGAATAGGAGAACTGCTCTCATGGGCATTCTTAATGTTACTCATCCTGATCTCCTGGAATTCTTGCATGTAAAGCTCGATCAAGGTGAGCTTAATAACTTTAACATTTCAGTAGCCATAACAAACCGTTTCCTAGAGGCAGTTGAATTGGATGAAGATTGGTACTTCTCTTTCAACAATAAGGAGTATCATTCCTATGAAGTTGTAAGACATTGGAAGGACACCAATGGTGAAGTTGGAATTGGTGGAGCAGGAGGAGAATGCATACGAGTCGTAGGTTTAGATGAAGAAGATGCTTTAAGCCGTGCCAACAACTTTCATAAGAAAAACTGGACTGATTCCTTTGAGATGATTGGTCGAAAAGATATCAAGGCAAGAGACTTGTGGGATATTATCTGGAAGAACTCTGTTGAATCAGGTGACCCAGGGATATACAATATTGATCTTGCAAATAGCTACACTAATGTTTCTTATTTTGAAAGCTTGGACTCAACGAATCCTTGTGGTGAAATCTCACTCCCCTCATACGGCAATTGCTGTTTAGCTAATGTGAATCTTAGCAACATGGTGCTTGATGACGGTACAGACATTGATTGGAAGCGTTTGGCTAGAACAGTTCGAACTGGTGTGAGATTTTTGGATAACGTGCTTACCGTAAATACTTTCCCAACAGAGGAGTGTAAGCTGGTTGGAGAACGCTCCCGCCGCATTGGTTTAGGTGTTACAGGCTTACATTATATGCTAATTAAAGTTGGCATTAAGTATGGCAGCGAAAAGTGTTTAGAATTGTTAGACAGGCTGTTCTCTACAATTAGGGACGAGTCATACAAAATGTCGATTTACCTAGCTAGAGATAAAAAGCCTTTCCCTGAGTTTGATTATAAAAAGTACCTGAGTGAGGAGTTTGCAAAGACACTTCCTGCTAGAATTAGAATGTTAATCAAAAGATATGGGATTAGGAACGCTGTAATGTTGACCATCCCTCCTTGCGGAACTATTTCTATGTTGCACGGTGTAAGTAGTGGTATTGAGCCTATCTTTGCAGCTATGTACAATAGAAGATATCGTCATGCAAACATTTGGAAGGAGCAGTTAGTCGTAGATCCTTTATTTGAAGAGTATCATGAGTCTGGTAAGTCTTTGGAGAACTTTGTTGGAGCCTATGATGTCGAACCAGATGAACACATTAAGGTTCAGGCAACCATTCAGAAGTACATTGATTCATGTATCTCTAAAACAATTAATCTTCCATCCACTTCAACCCCTGAAGACTTTTCTCAAGTTGCTTTGGACTATGCTCCATACTTAAAAGGGTTAACCGTTTACCGAGCAGGAGCCAAAGAGGGAGAACCTCTTCAAGCTATCGCATTAACACCAAGTAACATAGATAAGTACATGAACAATGAAGAAAAAACTGCCTCTATTCAATCAGGTGACGCTTGCTCTCTTGCTGGAGGAGATTGCTAATGCGTAGAAATGATGATGTAACAGCGGTTATAATTTTTGAAGCCGTAGCGTGTATTATTCTTGGTAGTGCCCTCCTAATAGGTTTGATCAAGTGGTTAGGTTAGTATTAGCATTAGGACTCAGCTTGGGATGCTTTCCTCCCCTCATTCACAACACCTTCATGGTTAGTGAATTAGATTCAGGCTGGATTGCAACACCAGCAGATAATATCTGTGGAGTGAAAGAGCCTAGGATGGTAACGCAACCTGGAGTAGTGAACTGGCAGCAGTTGATGGATAGCACTCCA